GTATTAAATCCAACAGAACGGTTTGATTTTGAAACAAATTTTGGTACCGAAAGTGACGGATTTACTAGAGGTATTGATAAATTCAAACAAATAGGAGTTACCCAATTTACCGATGAGAAATTAAAAAGTATAGTAAAATATTTAAATATAGAATTACCTAAAAATAAAATAGAAACAAATTCACAAGTAACTACCTTTATATCGGCAATGTTATCAAACTCTAATAATCTTTCTAATAAAGAAATGCCTTGGGAGTTAGATATTAATGAGGTACCTGTTAAAGATGGAAGTAATACACTTTACTATGGCTTAACTAATAATAGTAAATATGTAACTGTAGGTGACCCACTATATGATCCTATTATTGATGCCCAAAAATCCACCTATTTATCTTCAATACCTCTATTTACTGCGGGAACAACAAATGATATTGCATATGCACCAAAAGGTAATAATGTATTAGATGAAAGAGGTGTAAATGATAAAATTAATGAAGATAAAACTAATAATAGAAAAAAAATAAATTCAATAACAGGTACTTCTACTACAGATGAACAGAATAAACAAAAATTAGATAAAGAATATAAAAAATTAGAAGATAAAGAAAAGGAGTTATATAAATATACTAATTATTACAATATTTTTAAGGGTGATGCATATAGATTTAGACCTAGAGGTTATTTATACCTTATAGGTAGAAAACAATATTATGACAATTATAATTATAGGGCTATTGAAAATCCATTTCTATTAAATGATACTGAAGAAAATGCAATATCTACTTCTATAAATGTTTGGAAAGGTATTTCGGGAGGAACATCCGATACTAAAACAAAAACGGCATACGAATTCTCAAATTTAGGAACCGCAGCATCTTATGGATTTTGTATCGATATTTCACATCAGTATAATCCTCCGGGTAAAGAATCAAGTTTTAACACATTTGAAAATGTGTTAAATGTATTTACGCTTAAAGATCTTACACCATTAATTGATTATAATAACCCTTAATTGTTTTTTAATAAAAAAATTATTATATTTGTAATATGTATGTTGGAAATATAGTAACAACTTCTAAAATTGATAACGAAAATTTTAAAATTTGTCGTAAACTAGATACTATTGATCAAAATATACCCACATTGATAATTGGTTGGGAAAATACTAAGGAGTTATTAGGTGATCAAGTTTCTATTTTACATAAAAAAATAAATCAAAAATTATTTTGGACATTTTCCACTAAAGAAAGAAAATCAGAATATGAAACAGATTTGGATTCTTTTATAACTTATTGTTATAATTCTTTTGGTAATAATATACCATATGTTTATTTAGATATTATAATGGGAAAAAGAAATGTTAATTTTAGAATTATCAGAAAAATATTATCATTAAAAAATCCAATAACCTATATAACAGATACTAATATGGTTTACATATATGGTGAAAACATAATTTTTGGTATCGATTTAAACGTTGTCTCTTTGTTCGAAAATAGAACAGAAAAAATAATAAATAAAGTAAGGAATTTAGAAAACAATACTTTGGTAGATTTAGAGATATTTAATAAATGTAAGGATCTTATTTTAAATTTAAAAAATAAGAACAAATATGTACCTTACATTTATGATTATGAATACAAACGATAAAATTATAACTTTAGCGTCTTTTGTGTATTTGGATAAAGTAAAAAGTTTTAAAAAATATCTTAGTAATAGATTTAAAATAAAAGAGAATAACATATTCCAATACACGTTTAATGAAGAAGACAAAAAAATACTAACCTTTATGGTTAGATTAAAACAAGATGAAAAGGTAGACACCAGATCATTTTATCCACCTACAATCATTGTACATAAAAAAGGTGAATGTTTTTACACAATTAATGCATTAAATAAATTAATTGAAAATATGACTGAAACAGAAACTGGTAATATAAATCATCAAGATATTAAAATTGATTGGGACATCTATCAAAATAAAATGATAATTATAAAAAATGAGGAATTAAAAATATTCAATATAAATAAGGATTTTTCTTAAATTCTTAATATTTATAAATAAAAGTATTATGGAAACAAGTAAAAACAACAAGGAAAAAGAAACATTAGAAAATAAATTAGATAATTTTCTTTCTGATTCTAAATCACAAAAAGAAGAATGTGTTGGGGATGAGTGTTTAATTAATGATGGAAAAGAGATTGTTGAGAGAGTTAACAAAGTATATAAGACTAATGACGGTAGACAATTATTAATGTAAAATGGATAAGAAAAAATTACTTTCTGGAGATTTAAAAAGGTATAAACAATTGTTAGAATATACTTTTTATGTTCCCGAAGAAAAAGAAGATGAAGAAGATCTTTTATTTGATGGGATGTACATAACTGAACAAGATCCTGCAGGTGAAGAGGAGGAAGATCCATTTTCAGATGTAGGTGATGAAGAAACTCCTGAAGAAACTCCCGCACCTGAAGGTGAAGAAGATACAGAGGATACAGAAGAACCAACAGAAGGAGAGGGTGAAACTGATCCTTTTGGTACCGATTCTGAGGTAGAAGATGAATTTGCAGATGAAACAAGTGGAGATGAAGATACAATAGAAGTGGATGTTACAGATATAGTAAATAAAACCGAAGAAACTAAAACTTCTGTAGATGGAGTTAACACTAAAATGGATGAATTGATGTCTAAATTATCCGAATTAGAGTCTCAAGTTAATGGTATGGACAATGTTATCAATAAAATAGATAATTTAGAAAAAGAAATTGAAAGACGAAATCCTACACCAGTAGAAAGATTAGAAATGAGATCTATGGATTCATTCCCTTACAGTGTTAAATTAACTGATTTTTGGAAAGATAGAGAAGGTTACGACGCAACAGAAAAAGAAGAGGAGTATACATTGACACAATCAGATGTCGATAATTTTGATGAGAAACAAATAAAGTCATCTTTTGACTCTAATAATAAAGAAGAAGATAATTATTAATATGAAAAAAATTATAAAATTAACAGAAAAAGATCTACAAAGAATTGTTAAAAGAGTAATTAAAGAATCTAGACTTAATGAGTTAGGTGGGATGGATGATGGTCACCCAAGATTTGGAGATTTAAACTTCTCCAAATTAAGTAATGATGATATTATTAGAATGGGTCAAGAAGATGATTATTACCCGTCATATGACACATCAGGAGAATTCAAAGGAATGACAGAATTAAATGGGGATATGGATATTGAAGGTATAGAAGAAACATTAGATGATATTTCAGATGATGATGAATATTATGGTACTTTTGATGGTGATTATAGAGTAGACAGAAGAAATACGACTAATTTTGATGATTATGATGAGTTTGAGGAAGAAGAGTTTGAGGACTTTGATTCTTATAGAAAAAGTAGATACGGTTCTGATAGAAAAAATAAATGGGAATTTAATTCACCTGATGAAGAAATGGGTAGAAAATACTTTAAAACATATCAAGAAAAATCTGGAGGAAAACCATTTAGAGTAAGAAGAAGAAACCAAAGATAATAATAATAAAACCTCACAAAAGTGGGGTTTTTTCTTTATAAGACTATTGACTTTTTAAGATTGTATACGTATCATTGTATATTATTAATTTAAAAAATAAAACAATGAGTAGTTTAGATGCAATTTTGGCTCAGTATGAAAAAAACACTGAACCTACAAAAAGTGGAAACAAAATTTCCAGCGAAGACAGACTGAAAAAGTACTTTACTGAAAAGTTACCGAAAGGTGTAAAGTCACAAACAAAAACTTTTAGAATTTTACCGACTAAGAACGGTGAAACTCCATTTACCGAAGTTTATTATCATGAAAAACAAGTTAATGGTAAATGGGAAAAAATCTATTGTAATCATTTAAATGATGGGGAACATTGTCCTTTATGTGAAGCAAAAGATGCTTTATATGAAGATGGTTCTGAAAAAGCGAAAGCTTTGGCGAAAGAATTCATTCCTAGAAAATTCTACGTAGTAAAAGGGATTGATAGAGAGAATGAATCTGATGGTGTTAAATTTTGGAGATTTAAACATAAGAAAACTGGTGATGGTGTTATGGATAAAATTATTCCTGTGTTTAAGCTGAAGGGTGATATTACTGATCCTAGAGAAGGGAGAGATATTATTATTTCATCAGGTAGAAATGATAAAGGACATAGTGTTGTTAATTCTATTATGACTGATGATGTAACTATCCTTACTACAGATAAAACATACGCTAATGAGTGGATTAACAATGAAGAAACACATAGAGATGTTTATTCTAAAAAGTCTAATGAGTATTTAGAAATTGTTGCCACAAACAAAACTCCTATTTGGGATTCTGAACAAAAGAAATTTGTTGCGGAAGAAGACAAAGAAGAAAAAGAAACTGCGTCACTAGCAGAAGAAATCAATATGATGAGATCTGAAACAACTAAGTCATTTGAATCTGACTATAATGATGATGATGATGACGATGATGATGTTTATGACAATGATCCTGAGGTTTCTAACTTAGATGACGATGACGAATTACCATTTTAATATTTAATATGGCTAAACAACCACTTAAGAAAAAGGCATCTGATTTTTCGTCTATAAGAAAGAAGTTTTCCTCTAGTGATAAGTACAAAGAACAAAAGTACTTTGATCTAGGGGAAGCCTTTCATAAGGCGACAGGAATACCAGGTCCTGCTATGGGTCAGATTAATATGCTTTTAGGACATTCCGATACTGGTAAAACAACCGCACTTATTAAAACTGCGGTAGATGCACAAAAGAAGGGAATACTACCAATATTCATTATTACGGAACAAAAATTTAGTTTTGAACACGCTAAACAAATGGGTTTAGAGACTGAATATGTTGAAGAAGTTGATGAACAAACTGGTGAGGTCATAGGTTATTGGGATGGGTTTTTATTATATAAATTAGGTTTTGATTATATTGAACAAGCTTTTGATTATGTAACAGAAATTTTAAATGCACAAAGAGATGGTGAAATACCACATGATATTGTTTTCTGTTGGGACTCAATAGGTACAATACCTTGTCAGATGAGTTTTGAAGGTAAAGGTGGTAATCAACATACTGCTAGAATTATCTCTGAAAAATGGGGTATGGGTATGGCACAAAGAATCACATCTTCACGTAAAGAAACATCTCCATATACTAACACAATGGTGTTTGTGAACCAACCTTGGGTAGAATTACCAGATAACCCATTTGGACAACCTAGAATACAACCTAAAGGTGGACAATCAATTTATTTATCCTGTGCGTTAGTATTCTTATTTGGTAACCAAAAAAGTTCAGGAGTTTCTAAACTAAGTGCAACAAATAAAGGTAGAAAAGTTAATTTTGCAATTAGAACCAAAGTAGGTATTCACAAAAATCATATGAATGGTTTGGGATATGCAGATAACAAAATTTTGGCAACCACACATGGTTTTATCGAAGATGAGAAAAAATACATCGATCAATATAAGAATGATTATAAAGATTATTGGGCAGAAGTATTTGATACTGTTGGAGATGAATTAATTAATTTTGATGTCGAAGAAGGGGATGTTATCGAGGCACCTGTTGATTATGCAGATAATTGATTGTTTAATCTTTAACCAATAATGTGTGAAAATCCCTAGTAAGAAAAAAGTATTCCAAAGAACATTATTAGTTGACGGGGACTCGTTGTTAAAAACCGCCTATCATGGGGCTAAGAATCTTTATTATAAAGAAACCCATATAGGCGGTATTTTTCAATTCTTAACTATGTTACGTAAGATGTTAAACGAAAATAAGTTTGACAGAGTATATGTATTTTGGGATGGTACTTTTAGTGGTAGACTAAGGTATGAATTATACAAAGAATACAAATCCAATAGAGATAAAGATTTCTACAAAGAACAACCACCATCAGAATTAGATTTATATTTACAAAAAGAAAGATTAATTTCTTACTGTGAAGAGTTATTTATAAGACAATACAGAGATGATATTGTTGAAGCGGATGATTCTATTGCATATTATGTAAAAAACATCTCAGATGATGAGAAAGTGGTTATTATGTCCAATGATAGAGATCTGTGTCAACTAATAAATCAAAAAGTTTCAGTTTACGTTATAAACCTTAAAAAGATTGTTACTGAAGAAAACTATTTAGTAGATTTCGATCATCACCCATCTAATTTAAAATTAATTAAAATGATTACAGGTGATGTTAGTGATAATATAAAAGGTATAACTGGTGTTAGTGAAAAAACATTAGTTAAATATTTTCCTGAAATAATGGAAAAAACTTTGACTTTGGAATATATTTTCAGTAAAATTGAAGAAATACAAAAAGAAAGAAAAGATAGGTTGACAACACTAGATAATATATTAAACAAAGTTACCAAAGGTTCGCAAAAAGAACTAATATATGAGGTTAATGAAAAGTTAATAAATTTGTCAGAACCACTACTAACTGAAGATTGTAAAAACGAATTAGATTATCTATTTTCCACATCTATAGATCCTGAAGGTAGAGAAACTAAAAACGTTATAAATATGATGATAGAAGATGGTTTAATGTGGGCAATACCTGGCGGTAGAGATGGTTATATAAATTTTTTACAACCATTCTTATCAATTATAAAAAAAGAGAAAAATTATTTTAAAAAATTAAATGTTTAGATTATGAAAAAGAACTATAAAAATTATCCGTATGAATTCCTATTTATGATTAATGGAAACCCTATAGTTGGTAGAAACTTCCCAGTGGTAGATTTTAATAAAGATTCATTATATTCTTATGAATTAAAAGAAACTATTGATTCAGTAACAGAATTAATTAGAGATATGTTTAAAAATAAAACATACGACTATATGGAAAGATATTATAATTTTTTCGCAACGACTGCCGAAGAAGAGTCATCGCCAGTCGATATTTATGAAAATGAAGACTTCTTTACTATACAGATAAAAGTTAAAGGAAAAGTAGTATGTGAAAGAATTTTTAGTGGTAATGATTACCCACCAAACGTAAGATACGATGTAGATATAAGAAAAATTATTCCTAAAATCATCGAATACGTGCAACAGGGGTTAAGTATGAAAAATTATACAAAAAATTTGTGCGGTTATCAACTTGACGGTATATTTATTAATAACTAAAATCAGATAAAGAATGGCGAAAAATGAGAGTTTAAATTTAGGTTATTTAGGATATAGTTTTCAAGTAAAATTAGTTAAACAATTAGTAGAAGATCATAAGTTTTCAGAAAGTATTATTTCGATTATCGATCCAAATTATTTCGATAATGAATATATGAGACTAGTTGTTGCTGGTATAAAAGATTACTATGAAAAATACGAGACTATTCCATCTTATGAAACCATCTTTAACATAATTAAAAGTGAAGTTAGAAGAGAAATTGCTAGAGAGTCCGCTACTGAACTAATTAAAGAGGTTAGAGAATCTGACAATAGAGACTGTTTACACACACAAGATGTTGCCATTAAGTTCTGCAAACAACAAGAACTTAAGAAGGCTACCCAAAAAATTCAAAAAATCTTAGACGTTGGGGATTTTGATAGGTACGATGAGTGTGAGGAATTAGTTAAACAGGCAATATCTGTTGGTACTGAAAAAGATGAAGGTGTGGATATTTTTCACGCAATCGAAGACGTTTTAGCTGATGATTTTAGAAATCCTATTGCAACTGGTTTGGTAGGTATTGATAATCTAATGGGTGGTGGATTATCTAAAGGTGAGTTAGGTGTTATTCTAGCGGCGTTTGGTGTTGGTAAAACAACATTAATAACTAGAATGGCGAACACTGCGTATTTAGAAGGTAAAAATGTGGTACAAATTTTCTTTGAGGACAATGTAAAAGTAATTCAGAGAAAACACTTAACATGTTTTACAGGTATTGAGTTAAGTCAATTAGGGGATAGAAAGGAAGAGGTTAAAGAATTCCTACCTAGATTCCAAAATTTAGAAAATAACCTAATACTTAAAAAAATGTCTAGTGATGGGACAACTATTCCACACATCAAACAATACTTACGTAAACTAATTTCATCTGGAATTAAACCAGATATTGTATTTGTTGATTACATTGATTGTATTCAACCGACAAAACAATTCAAAGACGAGTATAGTGGTGAAGGAAATGTTATGAGACAATTCGAAACTATGTTAGCAGAATTAGATATTGCTGGTTGGACTGCGGTACAAGGTAACAGAAGTGCAATTGGTGCCGATTTGGTTGAAGCGAATATGATGGGTGGATCAATCAAAAAAGGGCAGATAGGACATTTTATTTTATCAGTTGCTAAAACTTTAGATCAGAAAGAAGAAGGAAGAGCAACATTAGCCATTCTTAAATCTCGTTTTGGTAGGGACGGAGTTGTTTTCGATGACATTGTTTTTGACAATGGTACATTGACTATCGACACAAGCGAAAGTACAGACGTAACACTTTTACAACATGAAAAAGGACAGAAAAAGAAAACGTCTGATTTTATCGCACAAACGATAGAGAAAAAAAGAAGTTCTATAAATAATAATTAATTAAAATTAGGGAGTAACTTTAGTGGTTTATTTATAAGTCATTAAGGGACTTTTACCCCCTAAAAAAATGAGAAAAAAAATTAAAAAAATGGAGTTATCAAACAAGATTTTATCAGACATTACGGTGTATATGAAATACGCCAAATATTTACCCAAAGAAAATAGAAGAGAGACTTGGGAAGAGTTAGTAACAAGAAATAAAGAAATGCATCAAAAAAGATATCCTAATATAAAGGATGAGATTGAGGATGTATATAAGATGGTATATGATAAAAAAATATTACCTTCTATGAGAAGTTTACAGTTTGGAGGTAAACCAATTGAAATATCTCCTAATAGAATTTATAATTGTGCATATCTACCTATTGATCATGTTGATGCATTTTCAGAAACAATGTTTTTGTTATTAGGTGGAACTGGAGTAGGATTCTCAGTACAAAAACACCATGTAGATGCATTACCTGAAATTAGAAAACCAAATCCTAATAGGAGTAGAAGATATCTTATTAGTGATTCTATTGAGGGATGGGCGGATGCAATTAAAGTATTAGTGGAGTCTTATTTTGGGGTTAAATCCTCATCACCAACGTTTGATTATTCTGATATCAGACAAAAAGGTGCGCTATTAGTAACATCAGGAGGTAAAGCACCTGGACCTCAGCCACTAAAGGATTGTATCCATAATATTAAGAAAGTATTAGATGCAAAATCAGATGGTGATAAACTAACCTCTATTGAAACTCACGATATTATATGTCATATTGCAGATGCAGTTCTTGCTGGAGGTATCCGTAGAGCAGCTTTAATTAGTTTGTTTAGTGCAGATGACGATGAAATGATATCTTGTAAATCTGGTGCTTGGTGGGAACTTAATCCACAAAGAGGTAGAGCTAACAATTCTGCGGTATTATTAAGACACAAAGTAACTAAAGAGTTTTTCTTAGATCTATGGAAAAGAATTGAATTAAGTGGGGCAGGTGAACCGGGAATCTATTTCTCAAACGATAAAGATTGGGGAACTAATCCTTGTTGTGAAATAGGTTTGAGACCATATCAATTCTGTAACCTATGTGAAGTAAACGCATCTGACATTGATTCACAAGAAGACTTTGAAAAAAGAGTTAAAGGTGCTGCGTTTATTGGAACATTACAGGCGGGATATACAGACTTTCATTATCTAAGAGATGTATGGAAGAGAACTACACAAAAAGATGCATTAATAGGTGTTGGTATGACAGGTATTGGATCAGGTGTTGTGTTGGGTTATGATATGAAATCTGCAGCTAAAGCAGTTAAAGAAGAAAACGAAAGAGTTGCAAATTTAATTGGTATTAATAAAGCAGCTAGAACAACAACGGTAAAACCATCAGGTACATCATCTTTGGTTTTAGGGACATCTTCAGGAATTCATGCATGGCATAATGACTATTATATCAGAAGAATTAGGGTTGGTAAAAATGAGGCAATTTATACCTATTTATCAATTCATCATCCAGAATTAGTAGAAGATGAAGTATTCCGTCCACACGATACTGCAGTAATATCTATCCCACAAAAGTCACCAGAAGGTTCTATCTTAAGATATGAATCACCTTTTGAATTATTGAATCGTGTTAAGAAAGTATCGCAGGAGTGGATTAAGTATGGACACAGAGGTGGACAGAATACACATAATGTATCTGCCACAATATCTTTAAAAGAAGAAGATTGGGAACTTGCTGGAGAATGGATGTGGGAAAACAGAAAACATTACAATGGTTTATCTGTATTACCATATAATGGAGGCACGTACCAACAAGCCCCTTTTGAGGATTGCGACATCTCAACATATGAATCAATGATGAGATCATTAAGTAATGTAGATTTGACTAAGGTTGTTGAACTACAAGATAATACTAATCTATCAGGTGAAGTTGCTTGTGCTGGTGGAGCTTGTGAAATTGTATAGTTATGACAGTAAAACCATCAGAAGATTGGGTACAACAATTGTATATAAGGGAGTTTGGTAACAAACTCCTTTCTACTGATTTCTATTATGATAAAAACGGTAATATGGTTATGACTGAATCATACCATATAAGAAGAGGTAGATGTTGTGGTAATGGATGTTTACATTGCCCTTATGAACCAAAACATCAAAGAGGTAATACAAATGTTGTAACAAATTAAGGATAAAAACTTAAAAACATAGTAATAAAGTCAGCCTAACCGCTGACTTTTTTTTAAAATTGAAATTTTTTAGAATATAAATATTTAATCATTTCATCATCTTTTTTGGTAAAATTACCTGCATATTTTATAATAGTCGAACTTTCGTCTTTGTGATGATGGAATCCTAACATATGAAACATTTCATGTTTGATAGTGTGTTGTATTTCTTTATTACTAAATTGAGTGTCTATGTGTACATCACCCTCAATGATAGTATTTTTAAGGTCTAACGATCTTTTAACATATGTTGCACCAAGATTGTCACTATGATCACAATAAGAAAATAAATTTTGGTACTCTTTATCTGTTAAAAAATAGATAATAGTATTTGCATCTTCTTTTTTATCAACAACCCTTATTTGAACTGTTTCCATTAAATTGTTGAAATGAGATATAGTTTCATATATAGTGTTTTTACTAACAGAATCACAATCACCGTAGATAAAAATTTTAACATCAGATTCCCATCTCTTAGATTTTGTAATTTTTACGATTTGTTCGTGAGTGAAATATGTTTGAGAAAATATTAAGTTTGGAACTAAAATAAATAAGATAATAATTAAATTTTTCATAGTTGTTTTATATTTATATAACAAATATAACAGTTTTTTTTTAACTGGCAAAATTTTTTATGAGAAATTTATTAGAACAATTAAATAGAATGAAAGATTTAATGGTGTATGAAAAAGGTACACCTATTAATGAAATTTCTACCACAGTTGGGGGATCAACTAATGTGGAAAAAACTAAATCTTCAGAAGTAAATCTCAATAGTGGAGGTGAAACTAAATCTTCAGAAACAAATGATGACACAAAAAAATCAAATGATTGTATAGTTATAAAAGCTTCAGGTGAATTTGTTGTTGATGTTGATGAAAATAGTGGTGCGGTAACAAACTTCATAAAAAATTTAGAAACTGTAGTAAAAAATAATCCCGACTTTAATCAGGCAAAAGTTAAAGGTGGGTCAATGTTTATTACAGAAATAACTCTACAAGGATTTGCAAGTAATTACTATAAGGGTACAATAGAACCAGACTTTGATAATAACTGGTGTAAAAAATGGGAACGCAGGGGTAATTTATATGATGGGTTGTGTAGTGATTGGGAAATTAAATCTTTTTCAGGTAAAAAATTATCTTCATATAGTGGTAAAAAAGGTGAAAATAATCAATTAGCAAGTAGAAGGGCAGAAAATTTATATAAAGCACTTAAAGAAAAACTTACAAAAAAGGCGGAAGAAGAAGGAATTAAGATTGATCCTAATTTAAAACCTAAATATTTGCAAGGTGGAACAATTTATACTGAAAATAAGGTTGATGAAAATTGGAAGACACGCATAAGTCAAGGAAAAATTAACCCAGGACAAATAGTTTTATGTACTGCAACTTTATGTTATGAGTTACCTAAAGAGTGTACAGATGCTTGTATGGAAAAGGATAAAGAAGGTAATTGTAAATGTAAACCTGGATTAAAAGAGGTAGATGGTAAGTGTGTTTGTGAAAAAACTAATGAACCACCTGACGAAAATTGTGAATGTAAAGAAAAAAAAGAATGTCCTAAGTGTCAAGAGGAAGACGATAAAGGTGAATGTAAATGTAAACCTGGATTAAAAGAGGTAGATGGTAAGTGTGTGTGTGAGGATGGTTCAGAACCAGATGACGATTGTAATTGTAAAAAGAAAAAAGAATGTCCGACTTGTCAAGAACTGGATGAAGAAACTAATAATTGTAAATGTAAGGCGGGATTAAAAGAACAAAAAGACGCTGAAGGTAATATCACATGTGTATGTGAAAAAGAAGATGAAATATTAAATACTGCGGGGGAAAGTTGTAAATGTGAAAAAAAGAAAACCCCACCTAAATGTAATCAAACTTATGATATAAAAGGTGGTAGAGGAAAAAAAGAAAATAATTTTGTAAATAAATCGTTACAAACAGAATGGCCGTTCTCAGGAACGGGTGAAGTAACAATTACTTTCGATCCTTTAATTGTACCAGATGCGTTCTACATAAAATATGGTGAACAAGAATTTTGGAGTGGTTTTGTTGGGGATGTTTATAACAAGTCTGAAGGGTTATATAAAATGGCTAGTGTCCCTGATGATATTAAAAATAGATTTTATAAAGACATTTTCCCTAGTAAAATAACAAGTGAAAATGACACTAGTATAGTTGATAGGTATCCTAGAAACTTCGCAGGTGAGTTAGTATGGTATAAACAAAATGACGGTTTATTAGAGTCTATAAACGCGGAAATAAGTAAGGTTGGTGGAACACCAATTAATAACATATTTAAAAATGGTGATGGAAACGCAGAAAAAATCACTAATGGTATAAAAAACACTAAAACCAAATTAAAAGATATATATGATAGTTATGGAGATGTTTTAAAAGGTGATAGATCATTTACTATGAAAAAATTAAAAGATGATGAAGAAAAAATAACTATATTAGTTTTCTCACCGCTAGCCGAAACAATATTTAAAATGAAAATAGAATGTAAATAAAATTTTTTATATATTTTACCATTTCTTTTCAAAAAATTTATAGTACAATATTTATAAACAAATGGCAAAGACTAATTATATAAATATTGATTTCCCTTTTAAGGATAGTGACAAAGGTTTTTATTTAAATTTAAATCAAACATCGAGAGACGCTATTAGGGCTGATTTATTACATCTTTTATTAACTAATAAGGGTGAAAGACTATATTTACCCGATTTTGGTAGTGATTTAAAGAAATATATATTTGAACCTAATGATAGTATTACACATGAAGAAATTAGAGATAACTTAAATGATACCATAAAAAAGTATATCCCTAATTTAATTATTAATAGTATTATTTTTAGAAATAATGAGGTAGAAGAATCTATTGTTGTAGAAATAACATTTACAGTTACAGAAGATTCTTTTTCTAGTACTGATACTGTGACATTAACTTTTTAATATATGGTAAAAAAAATTGATTATAATGCTAGGAATTTCGCAGATGTAAGAAGACAACTGATAGAATTCATACAAAAATATTATCCAGAAACATTTTCAGATTTTAATGACGCATCAGTAGGTATGATGTTATTGGAATTAAATGCTGCGGTAGGTGATATGTTATCATTCCATACCGATAGAATGTTTAACGAGACACAAATAAATTATGCGCAAGAAAGATCTTCAGTATTAGAATTGGCAAGAACTTTTGGTTTAAATATTCCGGGGAAAAGACCTAGTATTACTATTGTAGATTGGACAGTTACTAATATACCTGTTAAGGGTGACACATTTGACATTAGTTACGCACCTAAAATATTAAAAGGTTCACAAGCATCTGGAGCGGGTAAAGTATTCGAACTTTTAGAAGATTGTGATTTTTCTTCCCCATTTACTACTGGTGGAATACCAAATAGACTTATAATACCTAATATAGATGGTACAGGTACTATACAAAACTATTCTTTAACTAAGAGAGAAATAATGGTTAATGGTATAACTAAAACATTTAAAAAAGTTTTAACTAGAAATGACTATAAACCATTTTTAGAAATTATTTTACCTGAAAACAATGTATTGTCAATTGAAAATATTATAACAAAAGAAGGTACTAATTTCATTAATCAACCAACCGAAGAAGAATATTCGGACTTCGATCTTAATTGGTACGAAGTACCTGCATTAGCACAAGCACAAGTGTATGTAGTCGATGAAAATGCGGTATCAGATAGAGAAGGTGTTGTTGTAGGTAAATGGAAAAATTCACCACAAAGATTTATTAAAGAATATACTGATAATGGATTTTGTAAAATTATATTTGGTGCTGGTGATCAAGACACATCAGAATTAAATGAATTTGTGGGTTGTAGAGGACAAATAGAGAGGATAGGTAAAACAGTTAACAATTTATCATTGGGGGAAATACCTCAAACAGACAATACTCTTTTTATTAGATATAGAATTGGTGGTGGTGAAGATAGTAATATTGGTCCAAACACTATAACATCATTAGGTACTGTTATTCCTATTATAAATGGTGATGATAGTAATACTAATAGAATTATTGGACAAAGTATTAGTGTTAATAATCCTATTCCCGCATTGGGTGGTAAAGAACAACCATCTGTAGATGAAATCAGAAATTTAATTAGATATAATTTTTCCGCACAAAATAGATGTGTTACAATAAAAGACTATCAAAGTAGAGTACCACTAATGCCTGGTCAATTTGGAGTTCCATTTAGAACTGGTGTGTATGAAGAAAGAAATAAAGTTAATGTTTCTATTTTAGCATTAGATGAAAATAGTAAATTAACAACACAATCAACTTCCGCATTGAAGCAAAATATTGCGGAGTATTTGGCGGACTTTAGAATGATTAATGATTATGTTACAATTAAAAACGGTAGAGTTTTAAATTTGGCATTTGAGATAGATGTTTTTATAGAAAAGGCAGTACCTAAAGGACAAGTTATTAGTGGTGTTATTAAACAAGTTACAGATTATATGGATATTAATAAATGGGATATGGGAGATAATATCTATATATCTCAGTTAGTAGAAAATATTAACAATGTTGGTGGCGTATTAAATGTTACAGATTTAAGAGTATTTAATAAAGTTAATGAGAATGGTAAGTATTCTCTTAATGAAGTCGCCCAGCCATATATTGATGATGAAACAAGACAAATAGATTTATTAGGTAGATATACATTATTTGGGGAACCTAATGCTATGTTTGAAGTTAAATACCCTAATAAAGATATTAAAGTGACAATTTCCACTTCATAATAATTACTTTTTAAAAAAATGAATTAGTTTTATAATAAAATTAAAGTTATGGGATGTAGTACATGTAAAAAATCAAATGAAGACACAGTTAACACAGAAGGTATAGACACAATAAAATTATTACCTGATAATCTATACGATTTAACATTTTTTTTAAAAATAGTTACGTTTTTAGTTATAGTAGTTGCAATACCACTTATTATATTAGTATTAGTAGTACAATTGTTTCTTACTTTATTTTTACCTAAAAAATTACCTGCAGCATCTAAAAAGTTTAAAGACTTTTTTATGGGTATTTTTACAAAATATGCAGAATTTAAGGTAAAAAGAACTTTAAAGAAAAGAGAAAGACAATTTGAAAAAACTACTAACTATGTTAATGAAGAGATTGAAGAAGTAGAAATTTACGATAACGAAGATAAAAAATAATGATTAGTATATGTCTAAGTCATACAGAATTAGGACAACACCAGGTCAAGAGAACAATGGTTATATACAAGTAAATGTTGATCTTAATCAAAACTATGATCACTTAGAGATACTAAGCCTTAAAATTTCTCAAAAAGACGATTACCAAAACTTTTGTGCTGATTATGGTGTAGTAGCGGGTAGAGTAATTGTCAATAATGGGTTCGGTGTACCAAATGTAAAAGTTTCAATATTTGTTCCTGTACAAGATTCCGATTTAAGTGACCCAGTAAAATCTGCAATATATCCATATAAAGAACCATTTCCTGATCAAAAGAATAAAAATGGTGTTAGGTATAATTTATTACCTAAAAATCAACAATCATTTGATCACACACCAGTAGGCACATTTCCAAAGAAAAGAGAAGTATTAGATGATAATACAACATTAGAAATATATGAAAAATATTATAAGTACACAACGGTAACTAATGAAGCGGGTGATTATATTTTATTTGGGGTACCTGTAGGGGATCATTTCTTACATTACGATATGGATGTAAGTGATATTGGTTTTATTTCGATAAGACCTTTTGAAATGATAGACAAAGATGGTTATAGTGACGATTTATTTAATAGTAGATTTAAATATAAAGGTTCTAATAACTTAGATAGTTTACCACAAATATTTTCTGAAAACATTCCTATCACAGTAGAACCTTATTGGTGTGATAGTTTAAGTGTTGGTAGTGGTTTAGGTATTAATAGGTATGATATCGAACCAAATATATCAATTACACCTACCGCAATCTTTATGGGTAGTATATTTTCTGATGACGAAAAAGATTCATTAAACAAAAATTGTAAACCCGCCAGAGAGATGGGTAAACTTAATGAGGTTATCACAGGACCAGGTAAGATTGAGGCTATTAGAAGGACTGTAGATGGGAATATAGAAACATTTGACTTTAATGATAACTCTATAGATGATAATGGTAACTGGTCGGTATTAGTACCTATGAATATTAGGAAGGTTGTTACTGATGAGTTTGGTAATTTAGTTCCATCACCTGACGGAATTAAAGGTATTGCGACAGAAGGAGATTATAGATTTAGAGTGTCTATGGACGCAACATCTAATGATAAAAGACTTAGACAAAGGGCGAAATATTTAGTACCTAATACAAACAACAACTTTAGTTTTGGGGAGTTTTCTATAAAACAATTAAAAAAAGATAGACCTTTTACTAAGAATGTACAATTAAGTCAAACAACTTTAGGTACACAATATGAAGATGACATAACAAACCAATATAACTATTTAGAAGAGTTTTTCCCTTTTAGATGGAAGAAAGTTTACACGGTAAAACAATATATTGGGAGAATGCAAAAAACTCCCATTGCTTTTGATCAAAAAGATGAATCCAGAGGGTTTATAGGGATTAAAGATATTATAAACGCAGAAGGAGTTAACAAATTCCCAACAAATAGAACAGACACAACAATTAATCCAATATATAGTATTATTTGTATATTGGTTGTTTTATTTGGGCATATAGTAGGGTTCATCAATGGTATTATACAATTTATAAATGGACTTATAACTTTAATTTGTAATATAAAAATTCCTACTGGAATATGTACAGAAAGTTATAAAAATAGTAGAGTACAATCGAGATATGTAGTTGAAAGGTGGAACGGTAGTGTTTGGGATACTGGTGGTGGATTTGCTAATGATGAAGGGGATAGTGCATTTACAACAGATATTGATGTTGATACAGTTAGTGGTGGTGATTTTGATGGTGGTTATGGAAATTGTGGTGATTTAGAAACTCAAGTATTTAATGTACCTACACCACTTAATGGGTGGAAAGCTTTAGGGAGTCCATTAACTGTTTGTAATGGTAATAGTGGCACATATTGTAAATTTGCTGATAATCCTGCTACTGGACCAACTATAACTGGTGGTGCAATAGGACATCAAGGTAGATATCCTAAAGATAGTAATTTAGGAAATAATTGGGAACTAATAGGTGGTGATGCAAATGGATTGGCTAGTAGTTCTGCCGATTTTTGGTGTCCGAAAACAAGTTCAGGATTTGGACCAAATGGAGGATTATATTGTTACAATTTTGAGGATTGTTGGGATCCTGCAGGTGGTATACCTAGTAGTGAACCAGCAACTAAATGTAGAAGATGGAAATATGCCGATGGTAATGAAATAAAATTAAGAAATTGCCAGGGTGTTACTGATCAAGCAGAAAAGGCTGCATGTAGTAGTACAGGTGGGTTTCCATTATTTGGTAAGTGTTGGAGATTAAAAAGAAAATGTTTGTTCTCTACTACTCTATGTAATAATTGTAAAGATGGTTGTAATGGTGAAGAGTTTAATTGTTGTGGTAATAATGATTGCATAGAAAACCCATCAATATGTGGGGGACCAGAAGACGGATGTTGTGGTGGAAGATGTTGTCAAAGAATAGGGTTGATTCCATTAAAGTGTGCAGATGAAGGTGTTGAATTAGAAATAAGTTTAATTAACTTACAAGGTTTTTCACCAGCTTGTAATAGAACTTATGTTAAACCATTTGCTTGTGTGAATTGTGGTGGTAGACAAACACCTGGCATTAAAGATTGGGCATCTTGTTTATTGGAACCTGTTGCGGTTTTCTTACGGATGTTAAAATTTGACTTTTATAATGATTGGGTGGGTGGTACATTATATTTCCCACTAATAAAAAGACAATATAAGTTAAAAAAGTCAAAAAGGAAATTTGGACAAATTAAAAAAGACAAATTCTGTGATTTTGAATGTAAGGAAAGAGTAGGTTTTGAAAATAACCAATTCGGAATACCTGTTCCTGTTTTTAGTAATAATTTTCAAGGTAACCCAACATTTAAACAACATAGGATAAGAATAAGAACATTAGGTAACCCAGCCTTCCCTACAATAACTATTGGTGGTTGTACTGCGAGAGTATTATTAAAAAGAGCGACTGATTGGTATGGTACACCAGAAAATGATGCGGAAATACCTAATTTGGATTTATCAGTGCAAGAATTTAAATTTAATGGTAGGGATAGTAATAATGAAAAATGTTCTATAATTTTTAACAATTTCTCGGAATTCCAAAACGAAATGAACGCGCAGGGTGTTGATTTTGACACACCTGAAAGAGAAATACAAACAGAACATGGGAAGCCTGCATATGTAGAAACAGAAGATTCTAATGGGACATCCACTTGGAAAAATATTGGTGGTCATGCACACCATAGAAACATATGTGATGAAACTAAAATGGTTGAAAGAAAGGAATATTTTAAAACTTCTTTAGACTGTTTAAATAGTAGTTGTGAAGGCGCACAAGGAGATTTTAATGATGATGATAACCCATTAAATGGGTTTGGTCAAACAGACGATGATGGTGATCAAGATTGTTGGAGACCATTCCAACCTGAAGTAAGTAACCAATTAGCTGGTGGAGAAGATTATTGTAAATTAGTTTCGTGTAATCCTGATTGTGGTTCTAATGGTGTAGCACCTTGTATTAAAAACAATACTGATGAATACACACAATATAGTAAAATAATTAAACATGGTTTAATAACTTGGGAAGAAGGGGAAATATATTACACACCCTATATTCCACCACAAGATGTGAAATATAATGATGTAGAATATAAGGCGAATTTAATGTTACCTACAACAATTATGGAATTGGGTAGTAGTGTTTATTGTGATATTGATGATATCCCATTTATTATGGATGTATTACCACCTACAACATTTAACGCTAGTTACGAAGATATAAAGTATAGATTTGGACAAACTGATTCTAATTATCCTGGTCCTGATGGTAACGCTGGTACTACAGAAGATAATGGAATTTTTAAATCAATAACTAAATTTGACGATAAAAAAGATGTATCTTTAAATCTTAGGGCATATGTAGAGTTTGCTTGTTTTAAAGTAATTTGTGAGAATATTATGGCACCAGTCGTACAATCACAAATAGGTGTTGATATAATAGATAAAAATGATATAGGTATAGAGATAGGTAATTGTTTTGTGAGATTTGATCATGATGATGAAGTAAGAAATTATTTCTGTAGAAGATTTAATGGTTATAAAGGGGGTGATTTATCTTTCCACCACCAAAGACCAGGATCTGTACAATATGAAAATGAGTATAACACATATCAAGACATAACTTTAACCGATGGTGTTAACATATATTATCAGTTACCCGATGGAGATATTGTTAAATCAGAATATAATGATGGAGATTCTTTTACCCCTGGCGATGGTTGTGGTTATAGAAATACAAACGGACCCACTGACTTTTTCTATGGAGTTGCACCGGGACAAACATCTTCATTTATTAACTACCCTAATGCAGACACCTCTTTTAGTGGTAATGGAACAATTAATTTCGGACAGACTGCACAACTTGACGGTACTGATGAAATATTTATAGGTGTTGCAAATAGTGGGGGTGATATTTCATTACAAGATGACCCTAACAATGGGAGTACCCAAATTAAAGGTATTAGGTTTAATCGTAGTCAGACACCATATTATTTGTATTTTGGTTTAGTACCAGGAAAAACTGCGTTACACAAAACTGTTGGTAAATTCTTTGCGGATAGAATAAATGCAGTGACATTAGAAGGGTTAGGTGCGTCACCTGATAGTGTAGAAGAAAATATTAATAACACACCTAACATAAATAATGTACAAGATAATACATTTAGTGTATTTAGAACTTGTTTGGGTGATACACTAATACAAACCATACCCGTTGGCGATGTATTATTAAATACTAATACCACAGGTGGTGGATCACAAGGTAATAACAACCCATCTGGTGGATCAGGATCAAGTGGTAGTGGAACAGGTTCAGGTGGAGGTACAACAACAGGAGGTAATGTTGGGACTAGTGGTACAGGATCATCAGGTGGGGTAGGAGGAACGACACCTACATTTAATCCTGAAATCAGTTTTAATCCTTTTAGTGGTGGTATACCACAAACACAAACAAATGATTTTACATTAGTAGACTCTTTTGGTAATACATTTAATAGTCCAGTTACTATAACATCAGCACCTTGTACTGTTTATGGTGAAGTTACTGAAACTAGGAACTTTACAATAGAGTTAAATTCGGGTACTGCTACAATAAATGTTACTATGTATGGAGGAGGAACTTATAATTTATGTCCTAATACAATTGGGTCAAATGGGAACGCATTTAACGTTTTAATTAACAATGGTAACGGAGGACCGATAAATCAAACAATAGTATCAGAAGTTGTTGGGGTATATAACAGTAGTAATCAAACTTATACTATTAACAATGTGGGAACATATGAGGTACAAGTTGAGGTTATACCTTACTTTAATTTTGATGGGTTTGAAATTAGCGTTAGTGTAAGTTAAAAATAAAATATTTATAGATAGTGGAAGAAACAAATAAAATATTATTAAATAGTCAAAGGTTACCTAACAATGTTAATGTCGACACCCAACTACAATTTGGCTTAGAAAATACTAATAAACCTATACCTTTAAACGATATAGATACAACTGTTAGTCAGTATGAACAATTTTTAAAAGAAAGAAAAGAAAGTTCTATATATAGATTTTATGGTGTAGTTAAACCAGTTATTAGTAACCCCATTTTTAATAATAATATTAAGATTTACTTTGACGAAAATAATAATATAAAAACTAAAGACATTTTAAGTTCTGCAATTTTTGAAAAGGACGGTTGGGTTGGTTTTTATAATGATGAACCTGATGAAGACGCATTACAATTTAACGACAATAAAAGTGCATTATGTAATTTTTCTCCATTTGATCCTGGTTATGATAGACTTACAATGTTAGATAGTGATGGTAGTCAAAACTATCTATTAAAAATACTTTACCCATTTAATAATAAAGATATAGTATTGGTTAAGAACAATGCGGGAAAATCTCTTAAAGATGGTATACCTATAATAGAACAGTTTAGTGTAGAATTAAATGGTTCACAATATGTTGGTTTTAGAACACCTATGAATCATGGTTTATCGGATGGTGATAGAATACAATTAAATAATTTTATAGATTTAACTTCACCTAACACACTTAATTTAACTACTAAATATTATAGGGTATTTAGGACAGGAAATCAAGTTAATAGTGATAAATTTAGATCTTTTATATTAGAAATTAACCCTAGTGACATTTCATTTACTATTGGAACATCTACAGTTAAAAGAGTTGTTAAGGATAAACCTTCACAATATTATGTTAGACAATTTAAATCAATAACTACAGATTATAGTGATTATGATTTATATCCTGCGGCTTATGGTGTTACATATTATGATGACAATGTTGCAGCGTTTAATTTTAAAACAGATATAGATGTTAGTGGTTTAGTGGATAATTTAGGGAGACCTATTACCGAATTATATTTGGGTATTATAAAAAATGATAACGACTCTGACCCTACAACTGCAAACTCACAATATTGGTTAAATGCAGTTTCAGGTTTATCTAGTACTTTAAACACTAGATTTTGGACACCTATTTCTGGGGGTTATGATTTAGAGAATAATGTGAATGTCAATTATAACGTTAGATCGATTGGGGATCAAACATATGTACCATCCACATATTATTTAGGTATTGATGAATCTGATGACATATTTGATGGCGATATTGTTGAATATAATGAAAATGAATTATTAGAAAAACCATTAGAGCCGATATATCATAGAATAAATACAATTTATAGAGAGTATTTAAACACCATAAATCCCGCTCTAGATAATAAAAGTGAGGGTTATCTTTACACACCCTTTAACTCGATTAAAATCAGAGAGTTTAGAAATTACATCAACCCAATAGTAGATATACAATCTACAATCAATGAGTTTAATATAACTAATCCACAAGATTATCAAAATCTATTAAATGCATATCAAGTACCTAATTATGCTAGATTAGGTAATATAGTTAATGGTGTTACAACAGGTAATCAGATATCGACAAATGTTTTTAGGTGGAGAGATTTAATGGATATAGGTGAGACAGATGTTTCAGGTGGAGGTGTTGACTATCCTTTTGAAAGTGGTGCACATTATTTATATCTTGATAAAAGATTTTATTTTCAAAGACAAGACCCACCTTGTGAGTATTTAATTATTTCAGAAGAATTAACTTTAGGTGCGTCCGACACTAATAATCTTAATAAAAATAAATTTATTGAATTACTAAAATCGCCAACATATCTAAGATACAGTATAAACATACCAACAGTCTCATTAGATTCATTTAATGAACAACCATCATTTATTAATCCATTGTTAGATGGGCAATTAATATTTAATGCAAATGCTGGTACTGATTTAAGTATATTACAACAAGTATTTAACAATGTGTTTAACATACCATTTAGTGACACTACGGGTTACTACAGATGGAATAGTAGTGTTAGTGCTTGGGAACCTATAGTTTTCACATTAGGGTCAGGAGTTTCTAATGTGGTAGATGTTTTAAACTACAATGGTTCTGCCGATTTAAATGTGGAAGTTACTTTAGTAGATTTTCAAGGAGAGTATGAGTTAGGTAAAAGAGATGTTGCTGGTGGATGTGTAGACTTATCATTATTAAATCAAAATCAATTAGACGATGAATGTTGATAGAAGAAAAATATTATTAGATAATTTAAATAGTGGTACTACTATAGATATTGCATTAAAAACTAGTTTTTTTCCTGTAGACAATTCGGAATTGATAGAGGATAAGTTTGTAAAAGATGAAATAGAAAACGCCATAAACCCAATAATAGATTATAAAAAGGTAATATTTAAACCTGCGAATAATAATTGGGAATTAATTGATAAATATAAAATTAATCTTAATTTTTATACGCCCGAAAGTATAAATTTAGGTTCTCCCACACATAGAGGTTTTGGTGCAACACCTGGATTATACAAAGACATACTTTTTACTTTTGACGATATTTTTTGTAGGACTAATAGATTTGTTAATAGTTTTATAAGGTTTTCGGTATTCGACACACCAAACAGCGGAAGTAATCAATTGTTAACATTTTCTGATATATACACACAAGTTGGTCCTGATCAAGAAAATCAATTTGGTTTTACACTACCTTTAAGTGCGTGTCCGATAACATTTACTATTGGCGATCCTGTTACACAACCAGAAGAAGTACATGAAGGATTCCAATTATATTGGTTTCAAGATTTGGTGGATAACGCACCCAATCAGGAATACGAAGTATATGGTGTAGTACAATTTAATAATTCTTTAAATGGTAAAGTATATCAGATGGCACCGACTAAAAACTTTGATCCAAATAATCTAACACTTAGTGAATTAGAAGGTGAAAATGGTATTACTTATTTAAAAATAATATTAAAAAATGATAATGGGATTTATAAATATAAATTTACACCTAATAGTAATCAGAATAATATACCATTGGGAGTTAATTTAAATCCATCGGGAGGTGGTTTACCCACATTAACTTTTTGGCAAACTACTCTTTAAAATATTTATAAAATATGAAATACTTAAGAACAAAAAGAAATTTAGAAAATTATACGGTAAGAAGTATACCTAAAAGTGTTCTTGTCAAAAATTCTGAAGGTAAAATTGTAATAGATGTAGATAACCCTAAATATTATTATGGTAGAATACCGGAATTTAAAATAGATAGTGAAGGTAATTTTATATTAAATTCTTTTGGGCAGAAAATAGTAAATACAATAGATATAAATATATTTCTTACCCAAAAACTAGATGATATGGGTATTTTTACTGACAAAGAATATGTCCCTAAAAATACTTTATTAACGCAACCACCAAATAACTTTAATTCGTTTACTTATGGTAGATTAGCGGGTGCACCTGTAGATTTTTATTATAAAAATACTCCACAAGTTAGTGGATATACTGATGATAGTTTTTTAAAACAAGTTAAATCGTATAGGAAAAATAGTTTGGGTAACGACATATATGTACCTAACCTCAACACATCTACTAATCCTAGTGAAGAATTTAGTGGGGTAATTTATGAAACTACAGACAGAACAGTTTACAAAATAAAGGCTAATAAAAACAATATACCAAATACAGGTATTGAGTTTACTACATTTAAAAATTTGTTCACACAAACTAAAAATGATTTTGGTTTTAATGAAACATACAAAACAACTATTTTTAATGTTTATAACAGCGGGTGGAATCAATATAACACATCATTAAAGGCAATTATAAAAAAAGAAGAATATTTAGGTGTAGTTTTTAAGCCGGAAGTTAAGAGTGTGGTATTTATTAATAGAGGTATTGCTGATATATTTGAGAGACATTCATTACTATCAGAAATTAAAACAACGAATGACATTGACACAAATAGAGGTGGATTTATAAGAATTTAAAAAAAAAGTTATGGCTACAGGAAATTACGGAACAATAAGACCAGCAGATGTATCAGTACAGGACATAGAAATGTTCTATAGTTATGCACCTAACAGAGAATCAATAGTTAGTGTAGATTTAATACCTTTAAATCCTATAGAAGTATTAATACCTGCGAGTAACCCTAATAATGTAACTGAAATATTTGGTGGGTTATACACACTTAAATTACCTACTGCAATATTTGGTACTAAAGGTTTTTATAATATTATAATTCGACCTAGACAAATTAGAACCACAATTCAAGACTGTAGTGTTTTAGTAGATAATCAAGATGTTAAAGGAATTGTTTTTAATATCAATCAGATACCATTAGATTTACAGAATCGTTTTGAAAATGGAAATTTAGTAGGTTATAGAGTAGAATATTTAAAAGAACAATCTGGTACGGGACAAGATAAAATACAAAATTTGTATAGAATCATTACCTCTAATAATAGGGCTTTACCCATTACACAAAATCAAGGTAATTCTAACGCTTCTGTTGCGTATACGTTTAACGACAATTCAACAAGCGTATTTTGTACGTTAACGCCTTCTTCTGCACCATCTATTAAACCTAATGCTTTACCATTTATTGGTAATCCACAACAAGATGTTATTATAACAAATACGTTTTTTGATCCAGTTATGTTAGAGATAGAGATGGTTGAGTTCGATGACGAAACTTTAGCTTACGCTTTGTTCTCAAATCAAACAAAATCTTTAGAAGATGGTATTTATACTATATACAACTTTGGTAACCAAATATACAGACAATATAACCTATACGAAGTTAAAGATCAGTTTACAGGTAAACCATTGTATGAAGTTAGGGAACAAAAGTTTACTATTGACCCAACTAAAGATTTTGATGATATAACTAATTTTTAAAGCGTAAATGGCGAACAACGATAGAATTAAAGTTTCGGGATATGTTAAAAGGATATTCTTCAATGACAACATTGAGTATCGTAATTTTAGTCCCGATTTAGTAGGATTCCAGCTTACAAGTGAGGGAGGTACTACTTTATTTACTAATGGTAATTTTAACATTACAGTTAATTTAGATCCTAAACCTGATGTTCTATTTACACAGGGAACTAAATCTAAATTTTTTACTTTAGATGATATTGCCGATTCAGAAGCACAAATACAAATACAAGAAAATTTAAAAGTTAAATTAAATTTAGATTTAACTAATCCACTTAGTTATGTTTGGTATGGATCATTCAAAGAGTTATTAAGAAGTTCTTTAATTGAGATACAGAATAATTGGCCTGCAGCTATTTATGTGGATAATAAAGTTGGTAGTGTTACTGGTAATAATATCACAAATTATGTTTACGATATTTCATCGGATTCGGCTACTTTTAATGTTAATAGTAATTTCTTTGTAAATCCATACAATATAAAGTATACTATAGACTCTAAATACGTATCAACAGATAGTACAGATAATCCATTAAGAAACTTAATGTTAAGTTATGGTTCATATGTTATAGAACATAATGGAATTACAAAAAATGTAATAGGATTTTCAGGGTCAACGCAAAAGACTAATTCTGAAATAACTTTAGTTGTAGAGGGTAACCCATTTCCTGAATTAACAGGTATATACATTCCACAATATTCATTTTTAGTTAATGAAGTGGATGCGTCTATACCATATTTTATAAAACCTAATCAAAGTCATAAAGAAAGTTTTTTCACAGGTTTAAACGAGTTACAAAATAATTTACTTAATAGAGAAATTTATCCCGAATATAGGTCGGAAATTATTGGTAGTAAAGTTACGGATAATGGTATTTTATTAACCACTAAAAAAGTTTTAGATTTCCCAATTTTAGATGATGGGTACAATTTAAATTTTTTCGATAGTTTTTATATCTCTTATTTAGATAAATTAAATGAATTGGCTGAAAATTTAGATGAATCTAAAACTGATATTATACTTAGAAAATATACTACTGAAGCAATAAGTAGTTTTGACACAATTCCTAGGGCTGATGGAGATGATTTAACATTGAATGGTGAAAAGGCGACTAAACTGATGAGAGTATACGGAGTGGAATTTGATTATATTAAAAAATATATTAATGGAATTAAATTTGCACATGTTGTAACATACAATAAGAAAAACAATGTTCCTGATGCATTAGTTAAAGATTTGGCTTTTATGTTAGGTTTAGAACCTATAAATTTTATAAATGACACATCATTTTCTAAATTATATTTACCTAGTAACGGTGATGGTCAATTTGCGGGAACATCAACAAACTTAAGTCAAGCACAAATCGATATTGAGTTGTACAGAAGATTAATACTTAATATCGCTTGGTTATGGAAAAGTAAGGGTAGTAGAAAAGCAGTAGAATTTTTATTTAGATTTATAGGTGCGCCTGAAATGTTAGTAAACTTTAATGAATATATTGTAGTTTTAGATAAACCACTAGACATTGAAGAGATTAAAAAATTATTATACATTTATACGGGAGAAGTTGATTTAACTAACATTCCTTATGATAGTAATGGTTATCCACAACCCCCTATTAATGGTGATTTAGTTATCACAAATTTTATTGATCCTGAAACGGGACAAGTTGTAGAAAATGGATCCACAGAAATGTACTTCCAAAAAGCTGGGGGATGGTATAGAGAAACCTTTGGGAATAATTCAGTAACCGTTTTAAATGGTAATAACCCACACATTGGACCTTATGATGGTGGTAGTGAATATCTACAATATTTTAGTAGATGTTTTATACCTAATTTCGATAACGAACCTACTGTTGTTATAACTGCAGACACTATATTACAAAATTATTTTGTTAACTATAATTATGGTATTTTTAATACAATACCTACAGGATCTACAACTGCATTTACTACACAAGTAACCTATAACGATGTAACAGGAGCCTACCAACCAATAGATAATTGTTTAGATGTTAGTTACTCAATTATAGAAACACCATTACAAAATGATGGTAAGACAACATTACAACAAGCGTTTTCAGAGGCAGAATCACAATACAATGAATTTTTAGAAAGAATTAAAAAAGATAGTTATTTAATTTATTCACCAGAGTGGCAAATAATTAAAAATAATTATGAATTGTCTTTAAAAAATTGTTTAGAGGAAATTGAAACTGAGAATTGTGATATAAACAAAACTTTAGAAATTTGTTTAAATGATGTCGAAGTAGAAAGTGTAGAATACAATTGTGATAACTTAACATTAAATGAGTGTTTACCATTTTATTACTATACTAATGAAGAAGGTAATAAAGTAAGTTTTGATCAATTTCCACAATGTTGTTCTAGTTTGGACGCTAGATATGTTTCATATGTAAATGAGTATGGTAGATTGACAGAATATTGTGGAGCTAGCTCACCTTGTGTTGGGGAACCATTAGAACCATTACCTAATGGTATTATACCATTTTTAATGACTAATAATACGATACCTGAAAACATATATCAAGTATCGGGCAGATGCTTTCAATATATTGGAAGCGATATAGTAGATATATTAAGTTTTGAATCATTTTTTGAATATACTCCTGAAGAAGTAATTACGTCTTTTTTATTGGGGGATTATATATTAAATGTTGAATTTGTAAAATTATTTAATGAAGTATCATGTCAATCAACTTCTATAATTAGTAGTCCTGAGTGTTGTGCATTTTATGGATTTAATTATACATTACTTAGTGATGGTACAAATGAGTATATTGCTTGTGTTAAATACAATGATTTATTGGGTAATGATATTACTATACCACAATATCAATCACAAAATATTCTTAATTTAGATTCATATACTATACCTTTAATAGATACTAATGTTAATGATAGTTATTATGATTTACAGAATCCTATAGGTGAAGTATTTAATTACTACTCAACAGATATTTATTGGGAATGTTTTTTTAAAAGTAGAATAGTTAAAGAGGTAGTTAACCAAAATAGTCTTTTAATACCACAACCTAATTCTATTTTAGATGATCCTTCACTTATGAACCCATCAAACTGGATGGTACATGCAATAGATGAATATGGTAGAGTTTCTTTTATACCTGTAATTTTTAATAATAATTTTATATTAGATTGGAATAGTAATGAACAATTAAGTGACTTATATCAATCTATTGCTAATTATTTTGGGTATACATTTGGGTATTTCACAATAGACACTAATAGTGGTTTATTGATACCTTTTACTGGGGATAATCCATATAGTACTAATCCTAATACAATATTTAGTGCGGCAGTTGATAGTAATTATATTGGTTGTAATAATTTTAATAATGTATCTGTCATATTTGGTAGTGAGAATTGGCAAGGATTTAAGTTACCTGAATTAGAGGATTGTAGTTGTACAATTGACTTTTCGTTTGATTATATGTTAAAATATAATGCAAATAAACTAATAGAATGTGCAGACAATATATCTTGTCATCCAGCAATAATTTATGATAATACAATAAATAATGTTAATTGTTTAAATTTTGTTGCATTTACAAATACAGACGAAGAATCCCAAACATTACAAAATAACTTTAATGATAATGAGAATTTTGAATCTGAGTACATAATATGGAATAATACAAATGTTTTAGAACCAGATGTTGAATGTTGTAATGCAATAGGTGGTAATGTTGTTTCTGTAACACAATGGGCATCCAATAACCAAATATGGGTTAATCAGATAAACCAAACTTATGGTCAGTTATTTAATCCTACTACTGAATTATTATCTTCTTTAAACTTTAATACTGCAGAAATAATAACCTATATTGAAACATATAAAACTGTTAAATCTGAGGTTGAGTCAATTATTGAAGGGTGTTTTAACTTAGAATTATTATATCCAATATGTGATATTAACTATGGTAATTATATTAATACCCAAAGTATTTGTAATTTAAAAATTCCTTTAGAATGTGGTATATGGTCTAAATTATTAACAGATTATAAAACTTTAGAAAATGCAATTACTAATGTCATAAATCAATATTCTTCTATATGTTTGGATGAAAACGGTAATTTGAAATCGAGTAGCGGTTTTGGGGGTAATAAAAATGCCTCTGATCCAATTACAGACGAAACTATGGATCAAATTAATAATTTAAAGGCATATAATAATTTAACTACACAATTAGAAGAAGAATTAACCAAATTAAAGTCTGAGGAAAATATTTTAAATGGTGAGATTAATGACATACAAAATAAAATAGCTCAAAAAAATTATGATAATAATATTATAGAAAAAGCATTAACTAATGTTAACAATCCTATGGATTGTACTGTATATGATAATAAAATAACAGAATTAAATAATTTTAATTATAACACATATTGTAATACAATTGTTTATGGTTCACCTAATATAAATAACGGTACTAAACAAATAGAATATAATAGTTGTATTACTTCTAAAACATTAGAAAATCAAAATGAATTAGTTTTATATTCACAATTATTAGAAGATTGTAAACTTAAAAATAGTATAGAAATACAATTAAAGAATGCTAAGTTTGATAATAATGTTGAATTAGTGACGGAATTAGAAACCCAACTTAATGATGTAAATAATCATATTAACACATTAACTACTGATTACAATAATAGTATTAGTTACGATGAATCAAAACAACCATCAACGATAGAAAGTAACGATACTCAAAATACTATAAATAAAACTGCAGAATTATTAAATACGACACCTAACAATATAACAGATGATTCAGGAAATTTAATTTTAACAGATAATCAAAAAATTAATTTAAACATTCAATATACTAAAAACAATTCACAAGTTAGTGATTTAAATATAAAATTGGGTGAAAAAATTGCGTTATTAACTGAAAATTTACAAAAACAAAATCAAGTAATTAATGGTACTAAGAACGAACAAAATAATTTAGGTGGTAAACTATTTAGTTGGGGTGTAGGATTAATCGGTCTATATTATACACTAAAAGGTTATTTAGATCCTGAAGTATATGGTGTGACTATGGCAGCAATTGGTCCTGCTGGGCCCGGAAAAGATAATGGTGGTCCTGGTGGTGGGGGTGGAGGACCATTGACATCTGGTTGTGATAAACCTAATGGGACACCTTTTGTGGTTGCAGATAGTAATAGCCCCACAGGATATTACCAGTACATAATTAATTCATATAATCCAAATGCAGATATCATTTGTTCTTCATGGTCAAATCCTTATTTATCCACAAGCTGGTCATTAGCAGGTGGAGGTGGAAGTGGTGTATATAGTAATGGGTGTTGTACTGCAATTAGGACAACATATTCGCCCGATACAGGTGGGGGTACTGGTAATGGTATAGGTATTTTAGCACCCGATAAAGAAGATTTATTTACACCTACTGGTGATGGTGTAGGAACTGGTGGTGGTACAGGAACTGGAGGTACAGGAACTGGAGGTACAGGAACTGGTGAAGAAGCCCCAAGTGGGTGTAAATTAGATAACCCGAATTTATTTGTGCAAACACCAACAGGTGCGGTTTTATATAATGGTGCTAATATTAAAGAAGAATGTTGTAATTCTACTAATATACCTTTTGAGGGTATTTATTCATTTGACTCAATAACAAATGAATGTATATTAGTAAATACTTTTGATGGTGGTGGCGGGACGACAGATAACGTAACTTGTTGTGATTTAGTAGATGTGACACAATTACAAATATTATTAGAAACATTACAATTAGAAATACCTTCTATAGAACAAAAAACAATAGAATGTTATGAAAATTGGTATGTCACATTACAAGAAAATTATACCACTTACGAAGAAGATAATAATAGTTATTTTGATAAGTACTTAGATGATTTAAAAGTTAATTTTAAATTATTTGTTAATAATACAAATGTAGACACACAAACAAGTATAGATACAGGATTAACTTATTTACCTTACACAGAAAGTATTAATCCTATTTGGGAATGGAACCCAACTAATGGGTATACTGGTGTAATATTAGAAGGTACTGAACAAGAAATTGCGACAATAGAAGATGGAATATTTAATCACCTTTCATTGTTAAATGTCCCATACAATGCAGATATGTTTGAGCCAGCGTGGCAAACATTTAAATTTACAATTCCTGAATGTGTATGTGATGACTTAAGAAGATTATATCCAAATAAAGAGTTCTTCTTCTCAATAGGGTTAGAAAATTACGAATGTTCACTATGTTTATTAGTAGACAATATTAAAGTAAATGTTGCAGATTGTCAAACACAAAGATTATTGTCTATTAATGATTGTATGATACCACAATTAAGTTGTGTGATAGATAATAAAAAATCTTGGGTTTATTATGATGATGGTGTCATTAAGGAAACAATATATCCTAATGGAAGTTGTAATACTGGATCAACAAATAATTATGAGATTGTCAAATTAGGGAAATCTCAAGAAAGATTATGGTTAGATTTAGAATATAGATATACTGATTATAACATAAATCATTCAGATTTAATTCTTAATGTTAAGAATACTTCATTTAGTATTGACCCTGCTAAGGCGATAGAATGTGATGTATTTAATTATTGGAAAAATATTGATTGTGATAATTGCCCGACTAAATGTTTAGATGACTCTAAAATTTTTGAGAGTGGTGAAGACTTCTTATTTCAAGATTGTAACACTTATATTTTTGAAGATCAATCTACTGAACATCCTATAATATATAGTGGTGAAGTTTTAAACACTGGATACACACTATATTTTGAAGATGTCCTCACAACAGGATTAACATTTAGTTGTTCTACATATACCGATTCATTAACACAAAGTGTTTTAAGTTTAAAAAATAAGTATTATATATTGACATCAGATTACATTGAATCTTTAGATGCAACTTATCATCAGTTAATAGAAAAAGGTGGGTATTTAGATAATTTTTATATACAAAAAAATAATTGCGGAACTGATACCATAGTAATAAATAATAATGGTGAATTAAATAATTTATTTGGTGTTATAACAGAAAATTACGATGGTAGTATATCGTTATTTGAAACTTATTTATATAGTGGTGTTACACCTTATAGTGGTGGAGTATTAAGTGAGGTATTATCGGGAACAGGTATAACTGCACAAACATTTAACCAAAAACAATATATTGATCAGAGTTGTTGTGAATCACTAAATTACTTATTAAATAGTGAAGGTGTAGATGGTTTAGGATTAGGTAAAAATTATACTTGGTCAGATGAAAATTGTGGTTGTTTTTGGAAACCATTAAATGAGTGTAGTAATTGTAAGGGAGATTGTGAATATTGTGGGAATAAAAAAGAATGTGTAGATGGATTTGCGACGGGAGATACTTATAGTGTTTGCATCAACCCGTTAGATTATTTAGATATACAACCATCGGAGATTAATGTTAAGTCAGTATTTGATCAATTAGTACAAACAAATTTAATTGACGCTAAGAGTAGACAAACAATTAGTGATTACCCATTATTAAGATTGTTCTACGAATTATATCTAAACGCTAATAATTGTGGTAAAGATTTATCTGGTAAATTTACATACGATACTATGTTCGAATTTATGGATAAGATTGGTGATTATTGGTTAGATTTATTAGAACAAGTAGTTCCTGCGACTACAATATGGGAAGGTTGTGATAATTCAGGTAAAATATATAGAAATACTATATTTGATAATAATAAATTTATATATAAAAGATATAGTACTAATTTTATTGATGTTGAGTCTGGTTGTACATTAACTGCACAAACTAATTTTAGTATTGGTTCAGAATCTAAATATAGTTTAGTAGAACAAAAACCTATATACCCATCTAGTCCTGAGATAACACTACTTAAAACAGATATCTTAAATAAGGAAGTTGAGATTGCGTTATTGAAAAAAGAAATTGAAAAACAGAATTCTATATTATGTGCGATAAGACTGCAGGATTTGAGTACACCTAATTTACAAGAACAGATTGATCAACAACAAAGTAATATAGATTTACTAAATAATGAATTAGAAGAATTAAATTTACAATTAATAGACTTAAACACTCAATTAGACGATTTAGAAAATGAGTACATATTACAACAACAAAATTATATTAATAATTTTATGAGTTGTAGTGGTATAACACAAAACTTAATAAATGCACAAAATAACTTATCAGGTTTTACACAAGGTACAACCGCATATGAGAGACAAAGAAACTTTATTGCAGGACTTAGAGATAAGTATAGTAAGTGTGTTAGAAAGGCGAATACACTAATTAGTGATTATAATACAATATTCATTACACAAATATATGATAGTAATGAATATGAAGGAAATGTTATTATTACTGGGGATCCTGATTATGATGAAGGGGGTTCTTACTATAATCAAGAATTAATTCATAATTGTTAAAATTTATAATAATTTTTAATATTTATTAATAAAAGAATAAAATGGCTAAACAAAGATTAACCGATAAAACATTAACAAACAGTGTAAGTTTAGATGACTTAATACATATAGTAAAAACTGGAGACACAACTCAGAACCCTGCTGGGTCATCATATAAAGCAACAGTATCTTCTGTGGTTGCAACCCTTAGTGCGTCTACTGTTACGGGATTAACTTTTGACAACTTCTCATATGATTTAACTTTATCTTTAGATAATGGTAATACCTTTACGGATAACTTAGGTATCTTAGCTTCAGACATTAAAGTTACTGGTGGAACTTATAATTCATCGACTGGGGATATAACATTTACAAATAATAGTGGTGGTACTTTTGTAGTTACTGATGTATTATTTACGGGTAACACTTCGGCTAGTTGTATTACTGATTTATATGTATCTAATCTATACGGTTGTTCACCGATAGTTGTTCATGATACAATAGAAACTGTTACTGGCATAATTAGGACATCAGGTGGTACTGGTGCCGAACTTAATTTATTAGATCAATTTGGTCCAAACGGTACGTGGTCGATTACATCTGATAATGGTAATTATAGTGCGGGTTCTAACTGGGTTTATGGGCAACCTAATAACGGCACTCAAATTGCGTATCAAATAGACACTTATCCTGGTGAAGCTATTGGTATAGGTATTTTTGATAATGTTTCTGACGTATTATATACAGGTAAAGAAATTGTCATTAATAATAATAAAACTAGTTCAACGAGCACTGGATCATCAGATAGAAGATCAATATTTATAGGGTCAAAAAGTTCAACAATTAATTCGGGTGTAGTTAATAGTGTTGTTATAGGAGGTTCAAATATTGTTGCAAACGATTCAAATAAAGTATACGTTAGTTCATTAAATATTGATAATATTCTTTCAGGGACTTCTCTAATTAATCTAGGATTAGATATTAATGGTAATGTTGTTACTGGTAATACTACACCACCTTTTAGTGGAGGATCAGGAAATTGTATTACAGATTTATATATTTCAAATTTATATGGGTGTTCACCTATAACGGTACATGATATTTTACAATCAACCGAAACCGGTTTTGGTGGTTTTGGTAGTGTTACAATAAATGATGGATCTGGTGGATTAATATTAAATTCCGACTCGTTAATAGAAGGTATAAATGCAAAATTACAGACTGGAAATGGTACAGGATATAATACGTTTGAGGTTGAGCAAATATCTGGTGGTGATGGATATTTAAAAATATATGTAAATGATTTAAATGCGTCATTTACAGATAGAAATCAAACATATATCGTCTCTAAAAACAATCCGAATCCATTTACAACTAGGTTAGAATTGGCAAATAATAGTATAACTGCAGATAGAACATGGACTATGCCAAATAATACTGGTACAGTTGCGTTAATTAGTGATATAGTTAATACATATGTAACAGGTGGAACATATTCTACAGGAACTGCGACATTTACAAATAATAGTGGTGGTACATTTGATGTAACTGGATTTACAGAACCATTCACAGGAAATACATCAGGAGATTGTATAACAGATTTATTTGTATCAAACATACATTCTTGTTCACCATTAAATATTAATCCTTTAGATGAAGGAAATGTATATTTTGGATCAACAAGTGCGGTAACGATTGATTTAGTAAATGAACGAGTTGGTGTTGGTACAACTACACCATCTGAAAAATTACATGTTAGTGGAAACACCAAAATTAGT